CCCAAACCCGGTCGCCAGTTGTCCGGCCGCGGCGGCCTGCGCCGACAGCGTCGCCACGCGGCGCGCGGCGTCAGCTACGCCGCCCAGAGCAATGCTCATTTTTTGCGCGGCGCCGTTCGCATCTTTTATCCGAGCAGCCAGCGCCGCCACCCCGCTTTGCGCCGCGCGCAGCGGTGCGCTAAGCTGGTCTTTGAGCGTTAATATCGCGGCAATCGACAGGGTGGCGGACATGCTCGAATCGATCCTCTCTTATGCCAACGATCACGCGTGGGCGGGCTGGACGCTGGTGGGGCTGATATTCGCGACGCCCATGCTGATCAGCCTGGCGCAGGGTGAGCGTGGAATCTCGCCCATCGGCACGATGTTGGGCTGGTGGGCTCTGCTGCTCATCGTTGCGCTCCTGCTTGCCTAGGCTGTTGCGCCGCGCGCCTTGATCACCCGCTCGGCGCGCCGCACCCAGTCCATGAACTCGTCGATCTCCATCGCGCGGCCCACGTGCGGCGGCCAGTGGTAGGCCAGCGCCAGCAGCTCAAGGCCGTCCATGGGCGCGATCAGTCGTTTCCCAGCATTTCGGCCACCGCTTTGGACGCGGCGGCGAAATCTGCGGCGTCGAGCTCGCGCACCTGATCCGGCGTCCATTCGGCGAGGTTGGCGATCAGCGCGACGGTCTTGGCAGTCTCGCCGGGCACCTTGTCGATGGCTTCCAGGTCTCGCACCTTGGGGCGGCGCAGGCGCAGCACGCCAATGGAGGCGCCGTTGAGGGTCACGGGTTCGCGCAGGGTAATTTCGATCATTGTTCAGGCTCCTTGGATGGGCGTTTGCGGGCCGGTTTGCCCGCATTCGATGCGACGATGGCGTTGTCTTCGGCGTCAGGCGGCTTGGCATCGGACATCCGCACGATGCCGCGGCGCGCCAGCGCCTGGGCGGTGGCGGCGTCGAGCGTGAGCGTCTCTCCCTGTCTGAGTGCGCGCCGTGGCAGCCACCATCCGCCGACCATGACGGTCACGGTCACGGTATCCACGTCACACCCCAAGCGCGGCGCGCATGGCCTGCAGCTGGTCATCGCCATTGATGACCGCGACCATGTTCACGGGGTCGATCTCGTGCAGCGTGCGGCCATCCACGTCCATTTTGTAGTAGTGGGCCATCGCGCTGATCTTCAGGTCGCTGGCCTCGCTCGGTTTCCATGCGTCAGGCTCGAACGACAGCACCGCTCGCAGCGTGATCTCGATTGGGTGCGTGGTGCCGTCGTAATCCACCATGGCCCCGGTGAATCGCATCTGCACCAGGCGGCCAGGCACCACGGAAAACTGTGTGAGCAGGTCTGGGTCGTAACCGGTCAGTGTGAAACTCGCTTCGAGTTTTTCGACGGCGCCCATCGGAATGGACACCTCCGCGCCCATGCCGCCGGCTTTGTACTCGCGCACGACTGGCGTCAGCTTTGGCGGCGTGAACTCGGCTACGCGGCCGAGATAGCCCTTGCCAGCGACGAATGCCGACAGGTTGGAGAGAATGTGCTGAATGGCCATGTCTGCCTCCTATTAGGATGAGAAAATCTCGGCGGCATAATCGACCACCAGATGCGAGCGGAATGTCACGCGCTCGGCCGGAGCCGGCGGGGTGAAGTCAAAATCGAAATAAACCTTGCCAGCGGCGATGTTGGCCGGTGAGTTGAGCTCCTCATCTAGCCAGCAGCGGCCACCCAGAATCGCGCCAACGCTCTTGAGGTGCCGCAGATAGGCGTTGACGGATTCCTGCACGTCGCGCACGTAGGCCTTGCCGATGGCGCGATCAACCGCCCACAGGTGCGCCTGCAGCAGAGACTCGTGGATCATGTCCGCCGTTCTGCGCACCGAGAGGAATGCCCATTTTTGATCGCTCGAGCAGGTGCGGTTACCCCACAGCCGCACGCCCTGCTCGGTGATCAACGTGGCCACGCCGGGCTCGTTGAGCAGGTTGGCCTCTGAATCGACGCGGCCAAGGCCGAAATCGATAGGCCGAGCCGGCCGCTCGATGCCCAACAGCGGATTATTGGAAGGCGACCACCAAAAACCGCGTTCATTGTCCACCTTGGCGATCAGACTGGCGACATGCGGAGAAACTGGAACAACCTCGCCATCGGCCACGGCCCATGGATCGACCAGATAGGCACGGGCGCTGCCAAACTGGTTGCGGTACGCGAGTGCATCAGATGTCGTCGAATTCGGACCATCGAGGATGGAAATAGCGCGCAGCTTTTCGGCCTGGGCAATGAGCGCGTCGGCCACCATCTTGTGCTGGCTGAATCCAGGCGCGGCGAGGATGCGCGGAACAACGCCAAGCACCGAGCGCGCCGTCTCCAGCGCCGCGATGCCGGTGCGCGCGCCGGTCGTGGTGTCCAGGCCGCCAACGACAGCGGCCAGGCGCTCGTTTTGCGTCGTGTCTGGATCGTCGGCCACGTCATCGACGCGGATGACGACGATGATCGGCGAATACCCCTGAGCATGGATCGCACCAATGGCGGAAGGCAGCGTTCCGGTAGTGCCAAGCCCAGCAGCACTGCGTGGCGTGGTCAACAACACGGGCGTGTTGATCGGGAATGCGCTGTCGGTAGCATCCGGAGCGGTGCCAACGATGCCGATGATGCTCGAACGCACCGTCTGGATCGGGCGGATACCGTCATCGATCTCGATGACTTCGACGCCGTGGTGAAAACTTGTGGTCATGTCAGACTCCTTGAGAAAGGCTGGGAATTTTGGCCACGCGGCCACATGAAAGCAGGAGTTGGCGTTTCTGTCCTGCGGCAAATCGGTCAGTAATCTGCATGGCGTGCATTCCTTGTGAAAATAGCGTCGTCAAGGACTCCAGCCAGCGTGCGATGCGCGCTGGCGTGGCTGTGGTAAGCGATGCAGCTGGAGACGGCCTGGCGAACGTCGCTCATGGCGGCGCGACCGCGCCTGTAGTCTTCTGCCAGCTGGCGAAGCCGTAATCGCCAGCGCTTGGTGTTGCGCTTGCGCGGCAGGATGTGCGTCGGCCAGATGCGATAGCCACAAAAATCCACGCCGCGCTGCCACGGCTGGTAGCTGCTCTTCGGATTGAGCGTCAGGCGGAGCCGACAGATGGCGTCGTCGAGGCATTGCATGGCCTCACGTGCGTGCGCTTTGTCTCGGCAGACGATCACGATGTCGTCCATATAGCGCACGTAGTACGGCTCGCCGAGGCGGTCCTTGAACAGATGATCGACCTGGTCGAGCACGATGTTGGCCACCAGCTGGCTGGTCAGGGCACCGACGGGGAGACCGACGCCGCCGTCGAATCCGTACCCGCGCATGATCCTCATCCATAGGTCGAGCACGGCCGCATCGGACACTACACGCGCGATGGCGCCCAGCGCGACCACGTGATCGATGCTGGCGAAATAGCTTTTGACGTCGGCGTGGATGACATAGACGCCGCCTCCCAAGTTGCGCCTGGCACAGCGCATGAACTGCTGCGTGCGCTGCACGGCGGCGTGCGTGCCTTTGCCGACCCGGCATGCGTAGCTGTCGTGGACGAATCGGCGCTCGAACAACGGCTCGACGACACGCTCCAGCGCGTGGTGGACGATTCGGTCGGCAAACGGCGGCGCGGTGATGTCGCGGCGCTTGGGGTCCTTGACGGTAAAAACGCGCGGCGCGCCAGGCTGCCACGTGCGCCACTTGAGGTGTTCATGGATATCGATGAGGCGCGCCTCCCAGTCGGTTGCAAACGCCAGAGCTTCTGGCGTGTAGCGCTTCCCGCGCTTGGCCTCCTCATAGGCCGCGACTAGATTGTCAAACCCGATGATACGGTCGTATAGACCGTTATACGTTTTTGGCATGTTGCGCTCGCAGGTGCCGCGTGCCGCGTTCGCCTGGCGGGTACTTGCCGCGCGCGGTTGTTGATCTTCGAGCCGTAGGCTCAGGATGCAGGCGCCGAAGGATGGGCGCCGGCCTGGCGCCCTTGGGCGCCAGGCTTCTGGCCAAAAATATCTTTCGCGGGGCGGGCGCCAATGTTCCAGCTCGCGTTCGACGCGAGGTTGTTGAGGTTGAGCGCGCCGAGACCGGCGTTCGCGCCGTTGTTCCAGTCGCCGCCGTAGCACGCCTGCACCCATATCGACCTCATGGCGCGGCCCCTGCATGTTTGATCCATGCGCCGACCATGCGGCCAATCTCGTCGATGTGACGGGTCCAGGCCTCCAGCCGGCGCGGGGTGATGTAGCCCAGCCTCCACGCCTTGCGCACCAGGTGCCGCAGCACCTCGACCTCAACATCGAGGTCGAAAAGCGCCGCCGATTTTTGCCTGCGTTTCCAGGCGACGGCGCATGTGCGCCGGATACGCAGCAGGGTAGCGCGCACCTCGGCGGCCAGCACATGGCGCTCGATTTTTGGCCACTGGTGCATGACCTGGTGGGAGTATGCGTCCAGCTCCTCGAGTTTCTCGATGAGCGCCTGGTAGGGCGCATATCTGGCCGCCTGCTCTTGCCGGGAGAGCGCCCGCGCCTCGGGCGCGGGCTTCTGGTCATGACCCATCACATGCATGATTCATCACACCTTCGCGGGGCGGGCGCCAATGTACCAGCTCGCGTTCGACGCGAGGGCGTCGAGGTAGAGCGCGCCGAGACCGGCGTGCGCGCCGTAGTTCCAGTCGCCGCCGCGCAGCGGGTAGCGCTGGCCGTGGTTGCGCATCCAGATGCGACCATTGAGCGCCAAGCTGCCCGGCGCCAACCCGAGCGCACGCAGGATCGGCGGGACGGTGATGCTGGCATCTGCAGCCAACGAGTTGAGGGGCATCGAGTTGTAATCGTAGTCGTACGAGTTGTTGCCAGACGGACCGTTGCGCAGATCGACCACATCGTCGATTTGGAAATTGCCCAGGTCGTTTACGACGCCATTGTCGCTGTACGCGGTGAGGCTGTCATATTTAGCCGTTCCCGCCGTTCCGGGAGCAACGAGAGCGCCGTCGGACAGGCGGACCGCCTTCCACGGCGCGGCATCGGTGAAATTGTCGGCGGTGGCGGCGTTGTTGGCATCCAGCACCTGGATTTCGCCGTCGACCAGGCGCATGCCCGGCGAAAACTCCCAGATGTTGCCCACCAGGTCAGCGATGCCTGCGGGGCTGCCGTCATGCCGCCACGAGAGCGGACCTGCGCCCGTGAGCGTGCGCCCCGTGCCCGTCGTGCTGCCGGGAGCGCCTCTGTCCACGCGGCAGCCCGTCTCCCAGACGGCGTCGTGCGCGCGGCCCCAGTTGGTGTTGCCTCGCGGCTGCGAGCCGGATTTGGCGGTGAGCAGCGCAACCGCCGCCCACTCGGCGTTGGTCATGACGTGGTAGCCGGAGCCGCAGGCGCGCGCGGCGGCGACGAAATCGGTGTATGGCAGGGAGACGGTCGGATCGACGCCGGGGAGCGAGAGCAGCTCGCCGTTGCGGATGATGCCAGGGTACATGCCGATCCAAATGCCGTCGCGCGTCACGCCGTCGACCACGAACGCGGGGTGCGGGCCGGTGCCGTAGTCAGGTCCGATGCCCTCGAGGTTGAACCGCGGCACCCAGCGGAAATAGCTGGGCTGGCCGGATGCGGTGTAGTGCACGGTGCACAGACCGCCAGTGGCGGCCTCGATGGCCGCGCGTAAATCGTCCTTGACAAAAACGGTAGGCATTGATGTATCTCCTATGGGTTATCCAGCAAACGGCCAGAGCTCGACCGATACTGCATTTGCGTCGAGCGGCTCGGCCACGCGCACGACGGTCGGCTCGCCCGTCATGGGGTCGATGTCGCCGGGCTGCTCGGTGTAGCGCCGCGCAGGGATGCGCACGATGGCGACGATAGCGCCGTGATCGCCGTCGCGCACAAATGCGCCTTCGTGGTGGCGCACGATGATCTCTACGGCGGCGTCCTGCTGCTCTGCAGCGTAGTCGATGGTGACGTCGCCGATGACGAGACGGTCGGCGGCGATGGTCGCAGGCGCGATGAGCGCGCCGGGCTGAATGAGGGTCGTCATTGGCATGGCATTAGTCCTTTATCAGTCGTGGAGGCGTTCGATGAGGTAGCGCACGCGCACGTCGTCTGCGGCGCTGGCGAGGGTTAGGGTGCAGCCGTTTGGGGCGCGGTTGTTGACGAGCACCT